ATTTTTATAATATCCTTTCTCTTCAATAAGATCACAGATAGCTTTAAACTCGGCCGGGCCATCGTGTTGATCAGGATCCCAGCCCTTGGCGTTAATTTTACACCACTTTAAAATTTCTTTTAACTTTTCTTTATTTGTCATTTTCTTTTCTCCATTCGCATAGACGGTCGTAACCCTCCCATACATAATCAAAGTCTTCTTTGTTTTGCTTCTCGTCGCCAGTATCATGCACCATATCGTAATATTCACACGCTACGTATACAGCCTGAAGAGCTTCACCCATTGTCATTTTCTTTTTTGGCATAATCAATTCTCGCTTTCTGTTTTTAGTTTATACTTCAATTGTGTTCTTTTAATGGCTTGAAGCTTGTAGCTTGAAGCTTTTTTATTTTTATTTTTTAGAATGATTTTTAGAATCATTCTAAACTGATCCCAGGACATTGGATTGAAGCCGGCGTGCTTTATTTTAATAGCTCGAGCGACAGGCTTAACACTGTATCCAGTGCCAATGTCCAGGGATCAGTTGTTGTCCTGTGCAGGCGAGGATTTTCATTGCAAAAGTCTTAAGCCCTTTACAATCCCAGTTCGGCGAACTCACGACCTGTACTATAGCGGTTTATACCCGCAGTGTACAACACTGATCCCAGATCCAAGTACATTAACCGGAGGGCATCTAGAATATCCGGAGCTGTTACCGCTACTTGAATCAGGGATCAGGCGTGATCGGTAAGGGATGATTAAACCCTGTAATCACGCTTTAATCCTACTTGCTTTTGTAGGTGCAAGTCCCCAGAATATTTATAGTTTTTAAAGTGCGATAAATATCCAAATGAGGCACTATTCGGTTAAAATGGTATAGAGTCCTCTTCTTCGGTATCTATACAATTTAATTCTGTATCAATTTTATCTATCTCTTCTTTTATTTTTAACTGCAANTCTACNAAAGCGAGTTTCTTCGCTTGTAGTATTAATCGTTCATGTATTTGTTCTGTTTTATTTGTTTTATTCATATTAGGAGTATATAGGAGAAATAAGGCAACAATGTGGCAAGAACAAAAATAAATATTTTTTATTTTCTTGACAATCCTAAATTATCCTATATAATAGGGGTGGGAGGTCGGGGATATAATATCCAAAGCACACTCAAAAAAACAATTTGACAAGATATATGAGATAGGATATAATAGGAGTATGTTTAACAAAACAAGAAAGGACAAAATGTCTAAAATAAGAATGAACACCGAGTTAAGAAACAAGTTGTTCAATAAAATAAAAAATGTCTTTGAGAATGAGGACACGCAAGAACGTGAGGGCTATCTTCAAGCAAGAGAAGATGTTGACAAACATTATGTTGTTGCAAATCAACTTGCAAGAGAGGTTGTTGAAAGGTCTTACCCACCAGAAGATGTTGCAGTATTAAGAACATTTAAAAAGAAATATGGACAACCCTGTGATGTTGTTGCAAAAGATAAATGTTTTTATTTTGCACATAATGAAGATGTAGATGAAGACGGCAAAGAAACAGAAACAAAATCTCATTTTGATTTTGGTTTGTTTGGCAATCTAAATGGTAGTGAGTATAGTGATGAAGACGGCAAAAAGTTTGCTGTTGCATATTATCGTGAGGAGTTAAAAGCAAAAAATTGCAACCCAGATATTTATGCACAACAAAATGGTAAAGATGAAAACCCACATAAGACTAAATATACTGATGAGTGTATGAAAGCATTAGGATATAGTGGTAGTAGTTATCATAGTAGCGATAACAATATTGGTATGTCAAAAGAGTTTGACAATCCATATTATCTTGATGTCATTGGAACATCTTACTGTCGTTCAAGAGCAATCGCATGTACCAAAGATGAGTACAAACAATTTGAGGCATGGCGAATTGCAAAAGGTAATGTTGTATCAAAACACCAAACATGGATTGATACAATTCAAAAACAATGCGACCAATTAAAAATCGGATTGAAAGCCTACAGATATTTGAGCGAGGGTATTGAGTTGGCTACCGAGTTAGGTATTCAATTAGACGAGGCAGAATTAATTAGGACTAACTCAACAGGTCTTACAATCTACAATCCTAGTAATTTGGCTAGTATGATTAAAGGCATGAAGAATAAAACTCAATCAAGAGAGGCGAAGATATTGGCGAGAAAACAATACGAAAATAGTGTAAATTAACTATTGACAAGTATGGGGTTATNNTATATAATCCCATACATAACAGAAAGGTANAAATGGAAAACACAAAAAAATACTTTGTAATAGAAGAACATANATGGTCTTATCCAAAAGAACATTTTAAATATAACATTATGAAAGATACAGCATATACATTAAACGAGGCAACAAAAATGTTAATTGCTTACGAACAATTAAACGATAACGAAGATGTAAAATATCATCTTCAAGAGGTGGATTTACTTTTAAATAGTGAGCCATTAATCTTAAAAGATGAAGTGAAAGAAAATGGAATTTCTGAAGAAATGCCATTTTAACTATTGACAATGTGGGAGTATTAGTATATACTCCCATACATAACAGAAAGGTAGAAATGCAAGAAAATACTAAATTTAAAATCACTTATTATTCTAATAAGGATAAAAAACACATTACAAGAAATGGAACTTGGACGGACAAGTGCAGATATTGGACAAGCAAAGCTGGTGCAAANNTAATGACTTANTTTGATGATGACGCACAAGGATATAGAACTGCAAAAGGCAGTTGGAAAGTGAGGTACTAATGCCAAATAAACATTTTTGCCAAGGACCATTTTGCCATACTAAACTTACACAAGATAGGTTTTTAAAATCTAAAGGCATAATTCGTGGAAGATATGCTTTAAACACAATAGACTCCGATACTGATTGGTGCAAAAGAGCAAAATATCTTTGTAGTACTCGTTGCGAAATGGATTGGTTAGATGAGAATATGTTAGCAGTTGAAATGAGAATACCTGTTCCATTTATTACACATAGAAGAATAAGTGAGGGATATGAGAAAGGCAAGAATCGTTGGGGTGGAAGTTGTATTAAAAAAATTGGGGGTGCGACAGAATAGTACAAAATAACATTTGACAAAAGTAGGATAATAATATATAATCCTACACATAACAGAAAGGTAGAAATGCAAATACAATACAAAGACAAAACATACACAATACCAAAACCATTTGACCAATGTTTCTTTGGTGCCGAGCCTACTAAAGAAATGACAATCTTTAACAGATTCAGCGATGAAACATTTAGTCAATCAGCAAAGCTACCGGCATTTGCTGTAGCAATCTATGATACAATCATAGGTGCAGAACAGACAGAAGATTACGACTTAATGCAAAAGGGTTTAACGTGGTTTCAAAANAACTTCGTTGATGAATACTACGTTCTGTTAGACTAGTAGCCCAGCGCACACCCTATGCATTCTTTGCATACAAGCATAGGTTGTGCGCCAGGCATCAAGAGAATTTGACCGAGAGAAGGCGTACATATCTTGCCATTGGCATTTCCCTGGACGTTAGCTGTGACCTTAACGGGTAGCAACGAAGTACTCGGACCGGAGCGCCAGGGTTACCTGATCAGTATGGCTCTCCGGTTTTATGAATCAATAGAGGTACCAACCACAGGTTGAATTTTGTTTTTTTTTCAAATAGTTTTTTTGGGTTTTTTTTAAAGGGGTCCCAAAGTTTTCTCTTTATGCCTTGATTCATGCATTTAAAGCCTCATAATACTTTTTTACTTTTTTAAAAAATAGTGTAAAAATTTTTTAGAAAATTTTTTTCAAATGAAAATAGATAAAGACAAATTAAAGAACTTCGATAAGTTACCTGCAGATGTGAGAAGACAATTCTCATTATTGGCTAATCAGTATGGTGAAAAGAAAAAGACCGCTGGTATACAAAATAATTTTATGGATTTTGTAAAACATGTTTGGCCTGAATTTATAGAAGGCAAGCATCACAAACGGATCGCGGATAAGTTTAACAAATTAGCGCAAGGTAAAATAAAAAGATTAATTATTAATATGCCTCCCAGACATACTAAGTCTGAATTTGGTTCTTATCTTTTGCCTGCATGGATGGTTGGTAGAAATCCCAAATTAAAAATTATTCAGTCTACTAACACAACTGAATTATCTGTAAGGTTTGGTCGTAAAGCTAAATCTTTGATGGACTCACCAGAATACAAACAAGTTTTTAAAACTAGATTAAATCCTGACTCTCAAGCTGCTGGTAAATGGGACTGAACAAGGTGGTGAGTATTATGCTGCTGGTGTCGGTTCTGCCATTACAGGACGGGGAGCTGATCTATTAATTATTGATGACCCACATACTGAACAAGATGCGATGAATGCAGTGGCTTTAGATAGAACTTATGAATGGTATACATCAGGACCACGACAAAGACTTCAACCTGGTGGATCAATTGTTGTGATCATGACAAGATGGAATGAAAAAGATTTAACAGGTAGATTATTAAATGCTCAAAAAGGAGTCAAAGCTGATAAATGGGAAATTATAGAATTCCCTGCAATCCTACCATCAGGTAAACCTGTTTGGCCAGAGTATTGGAAGTTAGACGATTTGGAATCTGTTAAGGCTAGTATTCCTTTAGCTAAATGGAATGCACAGTACATGCAGAATCCAACTTCAGAAGAAGGAGCATTAATCAAACGTGAATGGTGGAAAAATTGGGAGGACGATGAGATGCCTCCACTACAGCACATCATACAATCTTATGATACAGCTTTTATGAAAAAAGAAACTGCCGACTACTCAGCTATTACAACCTGGGGCGTGTTTCAAGAAAATGAAGATTCACCACCGAGTTTAATATTAGTTGATTCATTAAAAGGTAGATATGAATTTCCAGAGCTTCGTAGAATAGCGCTAGAACAATATGGCTACTGGAATCCGGAAACAGTTATAATTGAGAGTAAGGCATCAGGACTTCCTTTAACTTATGAGTTGCGTAAGATGGGTATTCCTGTTATAAATTTCTCACCATCGCGTGGTAATGATAAACACACGAGGGTAAACGCAGTATCTCCGCTCTTTGAGTCGGGACTGATATGGGCGCCCAAAGAAATGGATTTTGCGCAAGAGGTTATTGAGGAATGTGCAGCTTTTCCTTATGGAGATCATGATGACCTTGTAGATTCCATGACTCAAGCTGTTATGAGATTTAGGCAGGGAGGTTTGATCAAACACCCCGAAGATTACAAGGAGGAAAAAATCCCTCCAACACAAAGGACATATTATTAATGGAAACTTACGCAGACGTTATAGATTCTTGGAATAGCAGTGAAGATAAAATCCGTGGACTTAGCTTGACGGATTATATAAATAAGCATAATATCAAGATTAAGGAAATCGAAATGGA